ACAACAAACAGATATGGGTTACTCATCGCCAGGTTTATACAGCGATGCAAACGGAAGAGGCGCAGTACTCGGTACACTGCAAGCAAATAATAACGCAGAAGCAAACAAGGCAACACTCAGACCAAATGGTAGTGTTGCAGCTGCAGCTGCTCAAATGCAAGGAAACTCACAAGTAGGTGAAGTAGATGATGAGGAAGCAATGACTCAGAACGAACAATTAGAAGTAGACATCAATGATGCACTCAATGCAATCTTTGAGGGTGCAAATGCTTCTCCTGAGTTTGTACAAAAGATTAAAACAATCTTTACTGCTGCACTCAACGAGAAAGTTTCAATCATTGAGCAATCGATGTTGGAAGCAACAAAAGAAATTATCGAAGAGAAGTTACAAAATAACATTTCTTCTATAGTTGAACATGTTGATCAATATCTGACCTATGTTGTAGAAGAATGGTCAAATGAAAACAAGTTGGCCATTGAAAACGGTTTCCGCACAGAGATCGCTGAAAACTTCATTCTGGGATTAAAGGAATTGTTTGAGAACAGTTTCATTGATGTTCCCCAAGAGAAGTATGATGTATTAGACGATCTGTTTGCCGCAAATGCTGAATTGGAGAATGCAGCAAATTCAGCATTGGCAGAAAACATGGAACTCAAGAATCAACTACTCGCACATCTGTGTGCTGAATCATTCATTGAAATCAGCAATGGTTTGGCCGACACAGAAGTAGAAAAACTTGCAAAACTTTCAGAAAATTTAGAATTTAACAGTGTCAAACAATATGCAGACAAGGTAAAAATTCTGAAAGAATCTTATTTTGGCAAGAATAATCGTGTCAACAACACATTAGCACCAAATTATGGTTCTATTACGGAGGAAACAACCACACCAAATACAAAACCAACAGGTTCTGATCCAATTATGGAAGCGTATGCAAGAACACTTAGCAATCAGTTAAAATTAACAAATTCTAAAAAGTAATTTAGAAAAATACAAATTAATACATAGTATACAAGGAGAAAAAGATGGACTTTAATTCAACAACACCGTATGACACATTAGTAGAAAAATGGGATCCAATTATAAATCATTCGGATCTTCCAAATATCGGAGATGTACACAAGCGTAGAGTAACCGCAGTTCTCTTAGAGAACCAAAAGAAGGCTCTCCAAGAGCAAATGCTCACAGAAGCACCCGCCAATAATATGGGTGGTGGATTCAGCGTTTCTGCTGCTACCTCTTCTGCTGGTAATCTCGCCGGTTACGACCCAATCCTCATTTCGTTGGTTCGTCGCGCCATGCCAAACGTCGTTGCTTACGACATCGCTGGCGTTCAACCAATGACTGCACCAACAGGTTTGATCTTCGCAATGAGATCAAGATATCAGTCACAAACAGGCGATGAAGCAATGTTTGATGAGCCATGGGCCCAGTTCTCCGGTGCATCTGGTGCATCCGGTGGATTCAGCGGTCCCGGAATGTTGGGTAGCAATGTCGCAGGTGGTCATACCTTCGGCGTCACCCCAATCAATTCTTCTGGAACACAAATTTCAGATTGGACAAAGTTCCGTGGAATACTCACCAGTCAAGCAGAAAATCTTGGTGGTGCGGCTGATACCTATCAATTCCGTGAAATGGCATTCAGCATTGAGCGCGTTGCCGTCGAAGCAAGAACACGCGCCCTCAAGGCAGAATACACCACAGAATTGGCACAAGACCTCAAGGCCGTTCACGGACTTGATGCTGAATCTGAGTTGGCAAACATCCTCAGCACAGAAATTCTCAATGAAATCAACCGCGAAATCATCCGCGCAGTTTACTTCATTGCGAAGAAGGGTGCAGCAAACACCGACCTCTCTGGTGGTGGAAACGGTGTATACGACATTCTCAACGACTCCGATGGTCGTTGGAGTGCAGAACGCTACCGTGGTTTGATGTTCCAAATCGAACGCGAAGCAAACTTGATCGCCAAGCAAACTCGTAGAGGAAAGGGTAACTTCATCCTTTGCAGCGCCGATGTCGCATCTGCTCTCGCAATGGGTGGATTCTTGAACCTCTCTCCTGCTCTCAACACCAATTTGAATGTTGACGATACAGGAAACGTCTTCGCCGGTGTATTGAATGGTAAGTTCAAGGTTTACATTGACCCATTCGTTGCCGAAGGTGTTGACTTCTGCCTCGTTGGTTATAAGGGAGTTTCCCCATATGACGCCGGTATGTTCTACTGCCCATATGTTCCGCTCCAAATGGTTCGTGCAGTATCGCAAGATACATTCCAACCAAAGATTGGTTTCAAGACCCGTTACGGAATGGTTGCAAATCCATTCGCTAAGGGTAGAACCCAAATCACTGGTAACAACGATGGTCTAGATGCTTCCTCAAACGTCTACTACAGACTGTTTAGCATCAAGAACCTGCACGGTCAAACTGGTGGTTACTTCGGTGGTAATCCCTGATTGATCTGAACAACTGAGTTCACAAAGACCGGGAGCAGAAATGCTCCCGGTTTTCTTTTATAAATACTTGTATGGGATTCGTAGACTACTTAAATCAATTACCTGCCTCCTTTCGTGAAAAACTTCCAGGCGATCTACTCATAGAAAATGAGTTTCAGCCAACAAATAGAAACTTTCTCACAGGGAATAAGTTTATATTTGTTATGAATCGATTGCCTTCTATGATGTTCTTTTGTCAAAGAGCAAACATACCGTCAATTGGTTTTGGTCAATCAGTACAATCAAATCCAACATCAATTAATATTAACAGGCCTGGAACTCAATTAGTATACGAAGATCTACAGATTGGATTTTCTGTTGATGAGGAAATGACAAATTGGAGAGAAATACACAATTGGTTAATTAATCTAGGCACATACGATGGTATGTCTGACCGATTAATAGAAAAGCAAAAAACAGCATTGGCAGGGTTATATGTTTTAAATAGTGCATATAAACCAATAGTGACTTTTAAATTTTATGATATTTATCCTACTAGTCTTTCTGGTTTAGATTTTGATGTTTCTATTCAAGATGTAGATAATTTAATGGCAACTGCTACATTTTCATATACACATTATGAAGTAGTAAAAGAAGACTTATATTGATATTTGTGGTATAATTAAAGTATGAGCATAAAACTTAGCGATATTAAAATAATGATTGAACAGGATATGAAGATTGATTCGACTTCTCTTGATAGAGAAAGTTTAAATGTACCTCAACTACACAACAAATACTTGTGTATATTGATGGACGAAAAACTGATATTAAAAAAGTTCGAATCAGATCTTGCAGTTCTTAAGAAAAACAAATGGTTATACTATTCTGGTAAAATGTCAGAAGAGCAATTAACTAAATTGGGATGGGAAGCGTTTGATCTTTCAATACTTCGAGTAGATCTAGACAAATTCATCGAGAGTGATTCTGATGTTATTCCTCTATGCAATAAAGTCGATCTACAAAGAGAAAAAATAAATTATCTAGAAAGTACAGTCAAATCCATAAGCAATCGTATATGGAATATTCGTGCTGCCATAGATTGGGTTAAGTTCACGCAGGGACAATGATTACAATTAACGAACTAGATTCCGTCAATGTTAAAATTGATTGCGACCGTTCGGTTGCAAAAGAATTAAGTTCGTTTTTTACTTTTACTGTTCCTAATTTTAAATTTACTCCTGCATATAGAAATAAAGTATGGGACGGAAAAATTAGATTATTTAATAGTTTAACACACACCATATATGCAGGACTATTAGATTATATTTTTAAATTCGCAGAAGAACGAAATTACAAAGTAGAATTTAATCCAAAACCAAAACAAATAATAAAACAAGAAGATATAGATTCTTTTATAAAAACAACAACATGTTATTCGGGCGGAAGTGTCATTACTCCACATGAACACCAAATAGAAGCAGTAAAACATGCACTGAATAAACAAAGAACTCTTCTGATATCGCCAACTGGTAGTGGTAAGTCTTTGATTATCTACATGCTAATTAGATGTTTAGAAAAAATAATACCAGAGAATAAACAAATACTAGTAGTAGTTCCAACTACTGGTCTTGTTGCCCAGATGTTCAACGACTTTAAAGATTATTCCAACAAAGACGGATTTATCAAAAAATGTCATGTGGTATATTCTGGACAAGACAAACAAACAAATAAAAAAGTAATCATTTCAACATGGCAAAGTATTTACAAAATGAAAGAAGACTTTTTTAAGAACATATATTGTGTGTTTGGTGATGAGTGTCATTTATTTAAAGCAAAATCATTGACCACGCTCATGTCTAAGATGAAAGACTGTCCATATAGAATTGGAACAACAGGTACATTAGACGGAACTCATGTTCATAAATTAGTTGTAGAAGGTTTATTTGGGCCAGTCTATAATGTCACTTCAACCAAATCTCTTATAGACAAAAATCTTCTTTCTAATCTAAAGATCAAATGTTTATTGCTTGAATACACAAAAGAAGAAATAGATGAAATTAAAAAAGCAAAATACATTGATGAGATTCAATGGTTGGTTGCAAATGAAAGTAGAAATAAATTTATAATAAACTTATGCTGCCATCTTAAAGGAAATACT